TGGGTAATTGATGGATAACTTCCACTTTGTTCTTTTGTATAAAGACTTACTGTGTTTGCAGTTGTATTTACTCCTAAAACCACTAATCCTTTTTTATTTGAATCAAGTACCACACTGATTTGTGTATTTTCCTCAACATAGATAATCCTTCCAAAAACTGAAACATAACCATCTTTAAAATTAAAGGTACTATTTGAGACTGTTACACTTACACCATTTTTAAAGCCTTTAACAATACCTACCTGATTTGATAATAAAAAATGATAGAGGTCCGCATCTACTTTTGCAGTGATGCTTGCTCCATCAAATGTAATTTTTTGTAATCCCATTAAAACTCTCCTCCATCTAAATCTGAATAACCCTGATTGTTTATTGTGACATTGCCAATATTTGAATTGACTCCTTTGGTTAGTATCTGCAATTTTTCTGTTAAATTAACTCGGTACTCTCCTAAAGTAATAGCAGCAACATTTGTATTGTTTACATACTTTATTCCAGTAACAACTGAGTCATAGATTTTTCCTTTATAAATAAACTCTATAAAGTCACCTATTTCTAAATTCTTTAAAACTTCTAAAGTAGTATCTTTGCTGATCGTGAAAGTGATTTGATGATCCTCTTTACTAATCATTAAAATACTTTTAACTTTATCCAAAATATCTAAATAATCATTGTCACTATAGGTTTGAACTTTTGATATAACTTTTTCATATCTTAAACTACTACTTACATCCTCGCTAATTGTTCCATCAGTTAGAAGGTAGTAAGTTTTTTTATCTTTAAAGAATAGATTGTCTTTCATTGGATGATAAATTACTTTATTAACTTGTTCTTTGCTTGATTCATTAACTTTTAAATCTTCAAGGAACAAGGTGTCAGCTTTTATTTTTGCTCCGGATGAAATTTGAACTATCCTAATTTGTAAACTTAAAAATGAACCATTATCAAATGTAACTTTAATTCTTGTAGATACTCCATACATCCTTGTAATGAGTTCTAAAATTTCATAAATAGTCATTATCTTATCGTCCTCAAAGGTAAGCTTACCAACCTTTGAAGTCTCTTTACTTATTTCTAAATAACTAAGGTTTTGATTATTATCATCATTAATAATAAATGTTGACCTAATTAAACCTTCAATATAATCAGCTAAGTTTCCTTCATAACTTAATGCCATTACTTCAACTTTAAATATTTCTTTAAAATCCAAACAAGCTATCATTTGATAATTATTCTCTTTGGTAATACTTTCAACTACTCCAAAATAAAAACCATCTTTTTTTACATAAAGATAGTCTCCAATTTTTACATTTAAATCCCTTTTTTCAGTTTTGAATATTGACCTTTGAGTAACTACCAAATCAAATACTATCTCAAACTCAGAAGCAACCCTTATATTATCTTTAACAGAAAAATCAACTCTATCTAAAATAACTAATTCCATAACTACCCCAGATGATACTCATAAATAAACATCTTAAATGTTGTTTCACCATTAGTTTCTGAATTATATTCAAGCTCAAGGTCGCTTGGATCTAATAATATAAAGTTGTCTTTCTCAAAGTCTTGTAAAGCGTAGATATCTTCTTCAGTGTTTCCGTTATAACTTTTGATATATTGTTCGTTTGGTATGGATGAAATTACTATTCTTGCGTTATTCTTTTCAATGTTTAATTTCATTGAAGTAATAACATTATTGTTTTGTTTAACTTCAAGCGATGGATTTTTTATGTTTCCTGTTATTTCAATAACTGTTGCAGCCTTAGTTACGCCACCAATTTTTATTCTAACTTTACCGCCGGTTGTTTGGTTATAAAGGAAAGGGTAAGTATAGGGATAAATTTTTCCATTGATTGTTTGATCTAAATTGAGTATTAATGTTCTTTCTTTTATCCAGTAAGTTTTCTTATTTAAAATAGCTGTTGATTTTAAGTGGCCATCAGCAATTTCACTCTTCGATAAGTTTACAAAATCGACATAAACAAACTTAGTATCTGTTGTTGTATAGTAAAGTTTTAAATTTGTGGTTTCGATGTTTAGGTATTCAATTAAACTTTGATACCCTTCATAACCATTCAAAAAGATAATATCAAATGAAATCTCTCCTAGCGGTTCATCCTTTTTAACTCCATGAAATATATGATCATACTTTAAGTAACTCATATTATATGAAAAACCTAAACCTGTAATTTTTGAAATTAAAAAGCCACTGTAATAACTGAAATCAAATTTTTGCCCTTTACTGTTTTCAATATAAAACTTTCTTATCATATGAACTTACCTCCTAATGCTCTATTAATGGAATCAATATCAAATGTAGATGATGAGGTATTTACTGTGACATTATTAGTTGTTTGATTTGAGGTGCTATTAGTAGTTGTTTGAGTGTTTTTCTTTAAGTTAAATGTATCTGCAAAAAAACCTCCAACTTTACTAAATAGGCCGCCTACTTTTTCTTTAGCACTATTAGCAAAATCGGTGACACCACTTGCGACATTCTTTGCTACATTACTTACGGTTGATACTGCTTTTGAAGCAAAGTCAGATACTTTACTTACTGTATTTCCAACGAAGTCTCCTACCTTAGAAACGGCACCACCAATAGTATCTTTAACTTTACCAACTACACCACTAAAGAAACCACCGACTTTGTTAGCAACACCTCCTGCAAACTCTGACACTTTATTAAATGCACCACCAACAACATCGGTTACTCCTTTAAATAAACCACCAATCTTATCGGCAACTCCACCTAATACTCCACCAACTTTGTCACCAATTTCACCAGCAAAATTAAATATCTTTTCAAATAATTTTATAATCTTTTCTAAAACATTAAAGATTGGTTCTAGTATTTTACCAATTACATCAAGAGCTGGTCCTAAAACACTATTTAATACATTACCGACCATTTCAATTAAAGGAGATAACTTTTCAAATAAAGTTCCTAAAAACTCGAGTTGTTTTACTAATGGTTTAAGTAGCATATCAATTATTGGAACTAATAAATCAATTAATCTTGTTAGTATGCTTATTACAACATCTAAGATTGGTTTAAGTGCATCCATTAACACTTGTACTATTTTCATAATAGGCTCTAATAGCTTCATGAAAACATCAAACAACTCTTTTAATAGTTCTTTAAATGATTCACTTTGCATTAAAGCCGCAACCACAATAGCAATTAAAGCACCAATTCCTAGTGTTGCGAAATTAATACCGGCTCCTGCAAATAAACCTGCACTACCTAATGCTTTAAAAGCAATTGATACCGTCTTAATAATCGGTCCAACTTTACCTATAATTGTTATTACTGGTCCTACTGCAGCAACAAGTCCTGTTAGTGCTACAATGATTTTTTTAGTTCTATCGTCTAGGTTTTGCCACCATTCAACGGCACTTCTAACAGCTGGTATAACCTTATCCTGAAGGATACTTACAACCTTACTCATTACTGGTATCATAACTGACGCTATTTCCACTGATAGAGCGGTTGTTGACTGTTTTAATCTATCAAGTGAATCCTTATATCCACTTGTTTGTTCGATTTGTTCTTCTGTGATTAAACCGAGTAATCTTGCTTCATTTCTTAGTCTTGCTATTTCGTCTTGTTCTAATCCTAAGATAGGGATTAATTCACTACCTAACTTATCGCCAAACAAATTATTAGCAAGTGCTGTTCTTAATGCTTGATCCTCTACTTTATTTAAAGCTTCTCTAATGATATCAAATGCTTCTTCTGTGGTCTTACCTTCAATTTCATCCATTGAAATACCAAGAGCATGAAATACTCCAGCAAATGATTTAACATCACCAAGCGCAACATCCGCTAATATATTATTTACTTTTGAGAATGCTTTTTCTAAACTTGAGGTTTCAACTCCAGCAAGTTTGGCCACATGGTTCCACTCTTGTAAGGCTTCAACATTCATGCCTATCTTTTGAGCGGTGTTCTTTAATTCATCTGCTGTATTAACACCTTTAGTAGCAAGTGCTGTAAGTGCAGTAACTGCTCCTAAAATTGGCATTGTTAATGACTTAGTTAATGTGCCGCCAAGCTTAGTTAAATTTTCAAACTTTTCATTGCCTAAAGACTTCATTTTATCTTTAGTTTTATCAAGTTCACTATTAACTCTTCTTAGGTCTGCTTCAGTATAGGCAATATTTCTTTCTAACTTCTTAAACTCAGCATCTGATATAGTACCAAGCTTTAAGCCTTCTTTTGCTTTGGCTAATTGCTCATTTTGTTTTTCTAATCTTTCTTTAGTACCTTTTAAGATATCGTTAAGTTGGTCTTGTTTCTTTTTCCAAAGCTCTAAATTTGAACTATCATATTTTAGGTTTGCGTTAATCGCTCTTAGATCTTTTTGTTGTTCTTTTAGATCCTTATTAATACCCTTTATTTCATTTTCTAAATCCTTACCATCTAAGCTAAGTTTTATGTTGATACCTTTAACTGTTTCTGCCATTAACACTCACCTCCTAATCTATAACAAAAATAGATCAATATCTTTTTGAGTAGCTCTTCTTGACTCAGGTTCATTTGACATTGTTTTTAGTTCTAAATTTATTAATTCTACATAAACATCAATATCGATATATCTTGCATCTTTTAGGGATATCCCAAGATGAGCCAAATTATAAATTATATTTGCTGTGACGTGCTCACCTTGAGATTCTATTTTGGGCTTTCGTTGTTTACACTTCCGCCTAGTAATTCTGCAATGGTATGTGAAATATTTTCAAGTTCACCAACATCTGAAAGCAATGTAAAATCAATGCCCTGTAAAAACTCTTCATAGCTTTTCTTAGTGAAAGGTTTGTGAAGGACATAAACAATTTTAAATATCACTTCTAAAACTTCTGATACATTTCCTTCTTTTTCACTGCTTTCAAGTTTAGTTACATCACTAAATAACTCAGTACCAAATGTACTACGATATTCGATAATAGTAAAAAGCGAGGACTTAAGTCTAATATCCTCGCCATTTAATTTAACTGTCTTTTCCATATTAAGTACCTATAGTTCCAACAGAAGGACCACTTGTAAAGAAGTTATTATAGTTAGCATCTCCAAATTTAGCAATTGTTCTAATTACCGATAAATTACCTACTTCAATTGATCTTGCAGTAATATTAAGTGTCACAGAGTTTGGTTCGATGCTTTCTGCTTTTGTTTTTGTTGCATCACTTACTGGTGAAGCTGTACATAAGAAATACCAAATTCGTCTTGCTTTAGCGTCTCCTTGAATTTCATATCCAAGTGCAAAAGTCTTATTACGATGATTTACTACTTCAATTAAGTTGTTATTTGTATCTTTTTCATATCCTAACACTGCCACTTTAAAATCGTCATCAATTTCAGTTAATTTTAGAGTAATGTTGGATCCTGAGTTAGAAACAAGTGTTGCCAAAATTCTATCATCAGCATAAACATCAGTTTTGCCAGCGATAACTTCAGCTGTTAATTCTTGCGCTCCTGTTAGCTTCTTTGGTTCGCCATATGTCCAAGTGTCATCTTCACCAGGAGTTGCTACAGCATAGTGCACATTTTTAAGTCCGAATGTTACTTTATTGCTCATATTTTGATTCCTCCATTTTTATTTCATAAATACGATATAATCCATTTTCTGCTATGTAAAACTCACTAATCATTTGAAACTCAATGTCATATAATTTAAGTTTGTTTTCTAGCATTTTTTCTAATTGAATGTTTTTGTTAGGTGTTATTAAAGTTATTTGAATTGTTAATTCTTTTAATAGGTATGAATCGTCAGCATAAGTTTTACCTCTTTTGTTAAGCTCCTGATAAACAATAATTGGTAATTCAATGTTGTCTTTTATTGAAACAGC